GAAAGCCGGACAAGGTGTTAGTGCTTTTCAGAAGCATGTCAACGCATTGTTCGCACCTTATGCACGGAATATGGCTGAAATTTTTCACGATATACTCAAAGAAAATGTCATTCTTGCCTCGAATTTGCCTGACGCCGAGCTATACGCCCGCGCCGCACATTGCATGTCTGACTCCGAAGCTGCCGGCCATCATTGCCGGAATTTTGCCGGAGATTTCACTGAATATGATTCGTCACAATACTCTCTCAGCGCCCTAATTAATGCCACCTTCATGGCTTTTATGGGTGCCCCTGAGTTGCTTATCGATTTATATGTGAACATGCGCCACAGCTGGGTTCTTGCCGACGACGTTTTCAAATTGTACGGCCACGAAAAGATGCATTCTGGTGAACCATTCACTCTCATTGGCAACACTGCCTTCGGCATGTTCGTTATCGCACACTGCATTACTTTTTCGCATCTGTCGTACGCCATGTTCAAGGGCGACGACTCTGGACTTCACGGCACCGATCTTGGTTTTAATAACGAAGCGTTACACTGGCTGCTTGACCGCGGTCTACAACTCAAAGACGAATTCCCTCCTGCTATGGAGTTCGCCGGCGCTTTTGTTACACCTGACGGCGGTTTTCCAGATGTTATTCGAAAAGTTGCGAAATTTCTGTCAACAATTTTTGCCGACGACAAGCACTACCGGCAATTCATACTAAACTTAGACGCTGACCTCGCCATGATTACCTCCTATCGACATTTTCTTGTCGGCTGCGAATACGTTGCTACGTACTATAACTCGACACGCAAGACTAACCCGATCACATCTGATGACGTACAAGCTCTCGTCGGTTTCATGTATCACCACAAACGCACGCCCTTCGACGAACTTGTCGATTTTTCGGCTGAAGCTTTGCACTTCTATACCGATTTGCGTAACATCGATCTCGCCTAAGTTTTCATACCAGGGGTTTTTCATACCAACATTCACACCCCACATCATTTATCATGACTGAAGCTGCACAAAATCCAATCGACGTCGACATGTTCTCTGCTCTCCAGACTCAATCTGAGATACAGACCTCTGCCGTCATGACATCACCAGCCAAATCATTCATCGACAAATGCATCCATCCGCCATCTGCTGTGCCCGGTTTCGAAGGTCTACCAACCAATGACTCTCGCTCGCAAGTTGTGATGGAATGGCGTAACCTGAACCTGCAAAAGTTGTCTCTTACGTGGGCCGACAAAGCTGGCACTGTCAAAGCTGTGCCTATCGACCCGCCCACCGACATTTGCATCCTTTTACCGAACGGACCAATGAACCTGTCATACACGTTTTGCCTTCCCCCTGGTTCTACGACCTGGGTACAAGATCTTGGCAATACTGACATACAGGAATTGTATGGCTCTGACTCGTGGATCAAAGACGTTCAGTTATACCGGCCTATCTACAAATCGACAACTGTCTATCTCAACGCCACGATGTTTAACAACGTTGGCATATTGACCTCGGAACAGTTCAATCCGAACATTCTATTCTCTGGTACGCTCTATGAGTTTGCTATGACACAGCCCAACGATTTCTACGACTTCATCGCATGTGAACATCGCCGCACACCATTGCTGCAATCATCGATCGTGACTGACCGCCGCAACGAATTCGACTCTTTGAGTCACCCGTTCTTGACCTTCCCACGCTACGTTCGTGACGAAATTTGCTTGAAACTTGGTTTCCCTTCTGGCTCCATGCTTAACCTCGATCCGAATACCACCGCGCAAGTTGTGAATTTTGGCGTTACTGGAACCGCTGATGCAAATTTTCCACCTTCGAACTCGCAGATACTCCAACAAAGTGTCCGCAGTTATGCCGGGAAAGCTCTTGACGGTGCTTTTGTCGTACAGAAGCTCAATTCCGTTTCACCATCGTTCATGTCCGGGTCACGTTATTCCGCTCTCAAAGGATTGCTCTACAACTGCTACTACGTTTACTACGGTTCTGATGGAGCTGCTCACTACTTTCCGTTCTATCCTACACAACCACTCGATGCCGTGTTCTCGACTGCCTTACCCTCTACCGATGCGCTTTGGAGCTCCAACATGACTTGGTCTTTCATTCGTTTTTCTGGCTTACAATACTCTAGCGAAGTGTCTCAAAATCAGACGCAACTGCTCGTCAAGAAGTACTACACCGGATACGAAATACAGCCCTCGTTACAATCTGCTCTCGCCGGTATGGTCCGTCTTGGCCCGAAACCGAACATTGCACTAATGCAGAGTCTCAT